CGATTGTAAAATCATTTAATGCCGCTGATATTGCTCAAAGCGGTGATGTTGATTACGCTAATAATTACATTAATATAACAGCGCACGGATTTGCTGACGGCGATCCGGTTAGGTATAGTAATGGAGGTAATTTAACAATTACAGGACTCACTAATAATACGACATATTTTGTAAAAGTTATAACAACAGATTTAATTGAACTATATACAAATTATGCTTTTACTAGTGGAACTGCAGTAAGTTTAAGTGGATCAAGCACCGGATCACACAATCTAACAAGATATGAAATAAATGTTGACGAAAATAGGATAATATACCCTAGCCATGGACTAACTGTTGGAACTCCAGTTAGACTATCGAGCTCTTCATTAATGCCCGGAGGTTTAAATGATTTTAGTTCTTACTGGATAGGTAGTGTTACAACAAATTCTTTTAGTTTACACAATAACGTAGCAGATGCAACAAGCAGTGTCAACGGAGCTACAACATCAGCAGTTGATATTACAGATGTAGGTGCTGGTACTTTATCAGTAAGAGAGCAAAACGTTAAAGTAATTGGGGCTTACAATTATTCAAGTTCTGTTGCAACCAACTGGAGCGGAATAGCTCAATCTACTATAGATGCATCAAACATTGTTAGTGGCGTTATAACAACCTCTAGATTAGCAGCAGCAGGCTCTGCATCTAATAAAACGTTCCTTAGGGGAGACAGTTCTTGGCAATATGCACTCCAGAATATTAGACCAAATACTAATAGTCCAATAACATTTACAGGAGATTATTTTACAACAAGTAATATCAATTATTATTATAATTCATTAGTAATTGATATTACACGAGCTTCTGATCAAGCATCAAATCCCAATGATAATACCTATAGTTCAGAAGGATTATCTAGCTTTCTAAAAAGTCAATTCACAGTTACTAACGGAAAAGTAAGTGTCAAATCAGGAGTGATTGATGCAGGATTGCTAGGAGGATTTAGTGCAGCATATTTCTTAGATCCTACAAACCAATCTGCAGCAATAGGAATAGCTCAAGGTGGTACAGGACTTACAACGTATTCTCAAGGAGATTTGATTTACAGTGGTTCTAACAACAGCTTGACACAATTGAATATAGGACTGAGCGATACTGTACTTGTTAGTAACGGAACAATACCTAGTTGGTCAAATACTATCAGTTTAGGAGGTACAGGTGCCGCTATGACAATCCTAGGCAACACTGTTTGGCATGCAGGTAATGATGGAACAGGCAGCGGCTTAGATGCTGATACTGTAGACGGACTTGATAGTGGATCATTTATAAGGAGTGACGCAGATGATACATCAACTGGATTATTAACTCTACGTAGAAATGGTGATGAACAGATAAAAATTCAAACTCAAAGTACTACAGGCAATCCTTATATATCTTTTTGGCAAGATACTACTAGAAGAGCATATATTCAATATGTAAATAACAGTTCATTGCGGCTATATAATGACAGAACTGATGAATATTTAGATATAAATGATGGCATAAATGGATTGCAATACACTGCAGAAAGCACCGCCTATACGGTATGGCATGCAGGTAATGATGGTCCTAGTTCAGGACTCGATGCTGACACACTTGACGGAAAACATTTTCCAGCACTTGGTACCTCAGTAAGTGGAGCTGATAATTATGATGTTAGCGTAGGAACACTTTGGTTTTACAAAACTGGTCAAGACAGTGGAAAACCAGCATCAGCTACTGCTCATGCCTATGCTTTATATCAAGAAGGAGGTGCATGGTCTACACCGTATCCTGATTTACGTATTAATTATCATACGGGAATAAAAATAGGAGCAAATAGCAGCTACAATGGCGTTCGATTTACAAGCGATTATGATTCAGATACAGTAGTATTTCAAGTTAACGGTGTTAGTGGTTATAATTATTCCGGTAATTGGATGCATTTTGGAACGCAGGGCATATATTCATCCACTAACGGAGCTCATTGGTATCCAAATACCCTAACACCGTACACGACGTGGAGAATGAATGGGAGTAGGGGAGGGTATGGCGGTTTTATAGATTCATATAGTTACATGCATTACATGGGCGACTCGGCAGGTAACGGTGGAATTTATTTTAATAATAATTCTACATCACGGTGGTATCTTTATCATAACAGGAATAATAATTGTACAGGAATTAATACAAGCTCTACTAGTAGTAGCTACGGCTTGTATGTAGATAAAGCAGTTTATAGCACTGGTGATATTATTGCGTATTCTGATGCAAGATTAAAAGAAAATATTGTAGCAGTTGACAATGCTTTAAATATTGTATTAAAATTACAAGGGGTGTATTATAATCGTAAAGACGACGAAGCAAAAACCCGCAAGGTAGGCGTGATTGCACAAGATGTTGAAAAAATACTTCCTGAAGTTGTAACCTACGCAGAAGATATTGACCAATATGGTGTTGATTATGGAAAAATGGCAGGTGTTTTTATTGAAGCAATTAAAACCCAGCAGAAAAAAATTGATAAATTAGAAAATGAAATTATAGAATTAAAAGATTTAGTAAATAAATTATTAGACAGGATTAAATAATGGCTTTAATAAAAGATTATACTCTAGCAGGTACATCATATACAATACCAAATGCATATCATGTAATTACTCAAATATCAACCCAAAAAAGAGTAAGTGACATTTTACCCCCACCAGACGATTCAACCGAATCTGGCTTTACAGAAGTAGGAGACAGAGGCCCTGAAGTTCTTTGGAAAGCTGGCTATGTTTGCACTATTGCAATAACTGTTTGGGCATCAAAAAAAGATAAAGAAAAAGGCATGCGTCCTGTAGGTTTTATAGGCATGAATCCTACAGATAATGAATACGGCCAACATGTAGGACATGCAGCCTATGATTCAAGATGCATGTTTTTATTAGCTATTAATAATCTGAATAATGAACTTACACAAGCATATCAGTATCTAATGACCCTTGATTTTTATCGTGGTGCAGTAGTCGACGATTAATTAACATAATTATTACTATAAATACAATATAGTTTAATTGGGTTAATTATGCCAACACAAATACAAAATAACATTATCGGAAATATTGGTCTAACGCCGGTTTCTGTATTATCTACCGGTACTAAGGTAAATGCCACTGTTATTGGATTAAGTTTAACAAATATTTCTCCTACATTAATTAATGCAAGTGTTATTTTAGAAGATTCTACTAATACATCTGTGTTCTATTTAAAAAATACTGTAATAGCATCAGGCACAAGTTTAAGATTAATTTCTACAGGTGAAAAATTAATTCTGACAGAAAATAGTTCAGTCTACGTTCAATCTAGTACAGAAAATTCTATAGATGTTATTGTAAGTTATGTGACAATTTAAGGAAAAGTTATGAGCTATTTTATTGGAATTACACCGTCAGATATTAACCAAAGTTTTATAAAAAGATATCTTTATGGACTGCGAAGGAACGAGGACGGAGAATTATTTTTTATTTCAATAGATCAATTAGGAACAGACGATGATGAAATTGTAATTAATGAAATTGGTACTGGAGATGACAATTATCCTTTTTTTGAAGAAGGTATTGATTTCTTAGAAGGTATTACAATTGATCACGAGATAGAATATCCTAATTTACGATACCCGCAACTAAAATGGGATAATCGATTTTTAAGTTATTATGTTGATGTAAATGGTAGATTGTCTATAAAAATTAATAGAAATCATGTTTACGAAGAAGGAATATCTACAGAAGGTTATTAAAATATGTCAGAATTTAAACTAGAAAGATTCAAATACAACTGGCTAGGAAATTGGCAGCCAAATTATAGTTATAATAAAGACGATGTTGTACGGGTAGGAGCAAAATCATATGTTTGTTTTAAGCAACACGTTTCTAATTCTGATTTTAATGTAGATTTAGAAGCAATTGTTCCAAATAGCAATCCTCCTTTGCCAGATATACATTGGAAAGTAATGACTGGTAGTCAAGCTTTCATAGGAAGATGGCAAAATTCATATCAATATCAACAAGGAGATATTGTTCTATTTGACGGATCGTTATGGTTGTGCAATGATGGACATTTTTCAGGAGCATTTTCAAATGACATAGGCAAATGGAATGTTTTTATTACTGGCAGCGAATATGTTAAGGACTGGGAACCAAATAAAGTTTTTGGAGCAGGTGCAATTGTTAAGTATAGTGGTTTGAATTATAGATGTATTACGTCTCATACTTCTGGAACACTGTTAGAAGATGACGAAACAAAATGGAATTTATTTACAGATGGTCATCAATTTATAGGAGATTACACAGAAGGAATTTTTTATAAAAAAAATGATTATGTAAATTTTGGTGGATCAATATATGTTGTTCTTGTGTCGCACGTATCAGGACCTAACTTTTACCGACACAATTTTGAAGTAGCTATACCTGGATATGTGTATGCAAATGAATGGAATGCAAGCACATATTATGGAGCAGGCGATACAGTGCAATTTGGTGGTTCATGGTTTGTGTGTCTTGCAAGTAATGTAAATGTTGCGCCAACAAATACAGATGACAGTGTTGCTTATTGGAATAAATTAGTATCTTCAAATTCTATAACCGGCAATTACATTATAGGACAACAATATAAACCAGGTGATCTTGCACTGTTTGGTGGAGAGTTGTATGAATGTCAAATTATTTTAGAATCTCAAAATTTTGATGAAGTACAGGATGAAACAAAATGGAAAGTATTTATTCCTGGACAAAAATGGGCAAATTTTTGGAGAATAAATGTTCAATATTTCGTAAATGATATTATTTATTACCTAGGTCAATCATGGAAATGTAACACTCCGCATTTATCTAATGGAGATAATTTTCCTGGAGACAATGGTAAAGGTTTCTTTTACTGGGATCTAATTGTACAATCTGGTAGCGAAGCAGGAATGAACTTTTTTGGCGACTTGCTTACCTACGATTTCCAACGCGAGGCAGTAGGCGACAATAGCACAATTGGACCAACAGGCTTGAGAATTGGAGAGTTAGATCAGTTATTATCTGTTAGTGACGATTTTAGATTGTTCTGGAGAACGTTGCATCAAACAGAAACAACTGTTGTATATGTATCACCAACTGGTATTGATGCTCGAGGAAGAGGTTTAGATCCGTATCACGCATTTAGAACTATACAATATGCTTGCAGATTTGTTGAAGAAAATAACATAATGCCTTGCAAAATTTCTGTAAGTACAGGAAGATACGAAGAAGTATTGCCAATTGTAATTCCTAAAATGACTGTGGTAATGGGCGACGAGCTTAGATCTGTTTCTATATTACCAAATAATACAGGGTTTGACGATAGTGAAGTTACAATAGCATATTTAAATCATTTAGCTACAATTTTTCCTTCTCTGATTAACGGAGAAAATATATCGCCGCAATTAGGCAATACAGCAGTACAAGTTTTTCCTGAACTAGAAATTGAGGATCCAACAGTTGTAATAAATTTAATGAATAATTTATTTGCAAATATAGAAGAAAATATTACATCAATTGTACAAGGTAGTCCGTCAAATATAGACCTTACTGGCACAAATAATATAAGTTCAGAAAGCTTTCAACGAGCACGTTCTCTAATAATTAATAATTATGAATTCCTTACACAAGAGTGTTTGATTACTGCAACAACTTTGTCCGATGAAATTGATCCAGATAAAATAAAATTAGACATTGAAATGTTTTTAAATGGATTTATTTACGATTTTAACTATGTTGGAAATTATAAAGCTATTAGATATTCTACTCTATTAGCTAATCAAATAATTGGATCTAAACATACAAATATGTTTTATGTACGAGACATCACTGGATTACGAAATTGTACTACTGAAGGATTAGTAGGGCAATTGACCGGAGCAGCACCTCTTATTAATACAACAAGAGTTACTGGCGGAGCATTTGTTAGCTTAGATCCAGGTTGGGGACCTGCCCACGAAGAAGCATGGATTAATAATAGATCTCCGTATGTTCAAGGAGTAACAACAATAGGTACTGGATGTATAGGCGCACACATTGACGGAATATTACACAATGGCGGTAATAGATCAATGGTAGCAAATGATTTTACCCAAGTATTAAGTGACGGAATTGGAGCATATATTTTAAATAGAGGCCGGGTAGAATTAGTAAGTGTTTTTACCTATTATTGCTATGTAGGATATCTTGCAGAAAATGGCGGAACAATAAGAGCAACTAACGGTAATAATAGTTACGGAGAGTATGGATCAGTTGCGCTCGGAATCGACGATGCTGAAACTCCTAGATATGCAACCGTTAACACAAGGACGACCGAAGCCTCAGTTTATCAGGCTTTTGCTGGAGAAATTTCAGATGATAGTGGAGAATTAGACAGATTACTAATATTTGAATATGCACATTGCGGAGAAAATTATACAAATGCTTCTGCAACAGTAGTAGGATCAGGAAATTTTGTGCAGAGCGAATATAACAGTTTTCGGCAAGGCGGAATTTTTGAGTTTAGATTACAAGAACCGCAAGATAGTACAAGGATAGGAGGATTAGGATATACTAATCGAAAAAACAATGCTCAGTTAGGAACAGATTTAGATATAAAGTTATCAGCAACTGATTTATTTACAGCAGATGATTATGTAGGACAACGTCTAGTCATTACATCAGGACCTGGTACGGGACAATACGGTTACATACAAGCTTATGACGACGATGAGCTATCTTTAAATTACAGGACTGCAACGATATATCGAGAATCTGACGATCAACCAGGGTGGGATCATATTGTTCCAGGTACAGTGATAGAACCGTTACTTACAGCAAGTACGTCATATTCAATTGAACCTAGGATAATTGTACCACATCCAGGATTTTCAGTAACTGCCGAACTTTTAAGTAATTCTAAATTATGGACTGACATAATCTGGGGGCCTACAACCGAAATTTACAACATATCTTTAGACTTTGGCAATGGTGAAGTAGTTGGAATTATTCCGTTAAGGGCTAATTTTCGAGTAACAAAACAAGGTAAAGAGTATTCAGTTGATATTTTAAACGGTGGAGCCGGATATGCAGTAGATGATATTTTTGTGATAAAAGGAGATCAGTTAGGTGGAGAAGAAGACATAAATGATCTAACAATAAAAGTTTTAGAAGTTACAGATGACAGCACATCTACTATTACAAATATCCAGATTACAGGAGAAGGATTAGAAGGAAAATGGATGGTTGTTTCAGATGGTAACTTCTCTGGGTACTCTATAGATGGAAAAACTTGGACAGAAATATTTTTACCTTTAATTCAAGCATGGAGTAAAATTATAAATGGAAATGGAATTTTTATATGCATTCCTAATGGAACAAGTTCAACTATTGCCTACTCAAGAACAGGAACAAACTGGGGTCAAGCAAGCCTACCTTCTACACGAAATATAAAAGATATTGCGTACGGAGACGGAATATTTGTTATTGTGACAAATTCAAGCACTGCATTTTACTCAACTAATGGTACATCATGGGCTAGTTCTGAAATTCCTAATTCAGTTACAACAGATTGGACAGTACTTACGTATGAATACAATAAATTTATTGCTTTATCAGATGCAAGGGCAATAGCTTTAGGAGTCTGGGACGAAGATACAGAAGACATTATATGGACGGTTGAAGCGGATTCAACTCCGTTGAATCAACCAGATCCTGAACAACCAGGGTTACCACATGAATTCATAAGTATTACATCTAACGCTGGACACATCATAGCTTTAACAACTGAAGGAAGACTACTTGTATCTATTTCAGAATCTATGAATGGATGGGTGGAATACAGTGCGCCTGCTGGTAATTACAATAAAATTCAAAATTCAAACGGGTTGTATTTTTTGACAGGGACAGCAAATTCAAATATTTTACCAATATCTGAAAACGGTATAGATTGGACTGAACAAACATTACCTTCGTTTAACGTATGGTCTGCTATAAGCTTTGGATACAAGGGCAATTCAGGGTTTCATTATGGATTAATTTCAAATAATGATAGTGATATTTTGCTTATACAAACAGGTAAAAGAGCACTTGCAAGAGCAAAAGTTGATAGTTCTACTATAGATGCAATCGTTATATGGGATCCAGGTAGTGGGTATATAAATGGTAACGATTATGAGCTAGAAATTGTTGACAATTCATGGGTGTCTCAAGCTTTTGTTACTACACGGATAGGTAACTATGTTTTACCACAACCTACATTTATAAATAGAGGAATTGGTTACAGATCTAGTACAACTCGAGTTACTATATCAGGTAACGGATATGCAGATAGGATACCATCTAATGATGTAGATATTTTTGTCGATGGTTTAACCGTCTATCCAGGTCCAGGTGCGCAACTTCGCATAGATGGAATTTATGACGAAGAAAATCCTGATGATTTACGAATTTTTACACTTGTAACTATAGATCCTTTAGGATCAGATGGTAGTATAGCAGGAACATTGAGAGCAGACTTTAGGATCAGTCCAAAAATTCAAAATAAAGATTTATTGACACATAATAGATCAATTGAAATAAGAGAAAGATATTCGCAGTGTAGAGTTACAGGTCACGACTTTTTAGATATTGGAACTGGTAATTTTGTTGATACAAACTATCCTGCTCTTTATTCCGAAGGAGCCTTTTTTATTGCTAAACCAGAACAAGAAGTAATAGAAAATGGAGGAGGAAGAGTATTTTATGTTTCAACAGATCAAGATGGCAACTTTAGGACAGGTGAATTATTTGCTGTAGAACAGGCAACTGGTATTGTAACAATTAGTGCAGATTTCTTTTCATTAGATGGATTGTCTGAGTTAGCATTAGGCGGAGTACGGTTAGGTGGGTCAGGTACCGTAATTAGAGAATTTTCTACAGATGTAAATTTTTATGCAGATTCTGATAATATTATACCTACTCAAAGAGCTGTAGTAACTTTTATTGAATCAAGAATTAGCGCAGGTGGAGGAGAAGTTTTAACTAACGAGTTAATAGCTGGACAAGTCCGTGCTGGTACAAATGAAAATATTTTTAGTACAACGACAGGATTTAAATTAAATGTTAATACAAGAGCAGATTTTATAGGAGCACAAAATAAAGGTGTTAAAGGTAGTCCGTTAGCTTTATCATATTATTTTAGAGATGCGCTGAGATGAAAAAATATAATAAATATAGAAGCACTGGAGATAATTAATGGCAGAATTTAAATTAGGTAGGATTAGGTTTGTTTGGAAAAATGAATGGGCAGATAATACGGTTTATTACAAGGATGATGTAGTATTTTATAGGGGTAGGGTATATATCTGCATCCAAGGACATACAAGTTCTACTTTGTTCTTTACTGACTTTGAAGTAGTTCCACCTAAATGGAATTTAATGTCAGATGGTCAAACATGGAAAGGAAATTGGACTAACAATACCTACTATGTTCTAAATGATATTGTAAAATATGGAGCAAATCTTTATATTTGCAGTACAGTTCATACTTCTTCTAGTGACACAAATATAACTTTAGCAGACGAAATAGAAAATTGGGACACATTTGCAACAGGTTTAGACTGGAAAGGCAATTGGCAACCGTCGACTTATTATCTTGCAAGTGATATTGTAAAGTACGGAAGCGGAACATTTGTTTGTAATACCGCTCATACTTCCATTAATAATTTTGCTGCAGGTTTAGAAAATGATGCTGTAAATTGGGACAGATTTACCTCAGGTGTAGAATGGAAAGGAGTATGGACCCAAAATACACGTTATAAAGTTTATGATGTTGTAAAATATGGTGCTGGATTAATGATTTGTAATGAATTTCATACATCGGGTGCTGAGTTTGCTAGTGATAATTATCGTTGGGATGTTTTTGTAGAAGGACTAAGTTTTGAAAACGATTGGACCTACACAACGACATACCAACAAGGAGATATTGTAACATGGGGCGGGTATCAATACATTTCTCTAAGACAAAATATTAACATTGCTCCTACGTCTTCAATTGAGGATTGGGCTGTATTTTCAAAAGGATTTTCTTTCCAAGGAGAATGGGGAGCAGATTCTAGTGCTCAAGATTATAGAACTGGAGATGTAGTTACAGTTGGTGGGTATGTATATGTTGCAAATACTGATAATTCAAACATAGAACCAGGCGAGAATCAGTCATGGAATCAATATTGGGATAGGCTCAATACAGGATTAAAATGGAGAGGCGTATGGGCAGACGATGCATATTATGTCATCGGTGACGTAGTAAGATATGATACAGCTACTTACATTTGCATAGAGTCTCATGTAAGCGAAGATGACGATTATTCAACAGAAACTAAAATTGCACCAGGAGGCGGGGCAGAAAATAGTAGACCAGATCGTGATATCACAGGAACATATTGGAATATCTTAGCAATTGGAGCAGAAACTGATGCCTTAACTACACAAGGAGATATAGTTTATTTTAGTGGATCAGGTCCTACAAGACTACCTATCGGTAAAGAAGGACAAGTGTTACGTGTTTCACCTAATAATGAACCGCAATGGACATTTTTTGGGCAAAACCCGGATGTTTATTATGTATCAACTACAGGTGTAGATCAACCTGCGCCTATTAGAGGAACAACTGTAGAATCTCCTTGGAAAAGTATAAGATTTGCTTGTCAAGAAATTGACAAAGGAACAAAATATCCTAATGCAAAAAGATTATTGGAATTAAACAGAATTTTTATTCAACGAGAAACAACTGAATGGACTGATTATCAAATAACAGAAGGTATAGATCCCTTTACAACTAATTTTACATATTTTGCAGAAAAATGTGAAAGGGATATAGGATTAATTGTAGATGCTGTAATTTGGGATTTAACACATGGCGGAAATGTAAAATCAAGAGAAGCTGCTTTATCATACATTAATGATACTGTAGGATCTCCTTATTTAGGTCAAAAAACTGAAACTGTTGCAAGCTTAGTGTATGCATGGCAGTTAATGGAGCATGTTTTAAATCAAACTGATCCTCCGGAGATTGGGTTAACTGGTTATAATAGCTATCAGGTAGTAAACGGAGATAATTCTTCTGCTGTTGTTTCGCAATGGAAAAACATAAATTTAGAAAACGAAAATGTTTACGGAAGAGTTACAGAGTTAATTACATTAATCACTGATGCTATAACAGCTGGCAATGCAGATAACCTTCCTGCAAGGATCGAAACAAATACTTTAATTAGGGTAGCAACTGGAAAATACTATGAAGTTTTACCAATCCAAGTACCAGCATTATGTTGTATACTGGGTGATGAACTTAGATCTGTAACAGTATATCCTAGACAAAATCAAGAAGATTTAACACCTGCAACTGATCCACTTTATACCTATACAGCATTAGATCATATTGAAACACAAATAGCTGGATTAGTCGAGGGAATATCATTAACACCTACTGATAATAATAATGAATCTCAAATAACAGAATGGCCTGTTGGTAACCAGACAACAGGAAATTCTGCTATACAACTTACAAGATTGATCAAAAGATTGATAGATCATGGCACTGGTACAAAAATCGAATCAGCATGGAGAGATACATATAACTTCCCAGATGGAGGTTATGCGAGAGATAATATCCGACGAAACAGAGAATTTTTAAAAGCTGAAGTTCGAGGATTTCTTGATACTAACTATCCTAATTTATATTACAGTAGAACAAAATGTTTACAAGATGTAGGTTATTTACTAGATGGTATATGTTATGATATACAATACGGTTGTCAATGGCAGTCGTTAGTTGCAGCTCTTGCATATTATAGGGGAACCGAAGGGGCATTTGTAATCGATAGCACAGAAAAAGTTGCAACGCTTGATGCCTATGGATATTTACAAGCTATGCTTCAGAGTATAGTTCAAAACAATCAAATTTCTCCTCCATACCAAACAAATGTTCAGCAAGTAATCACTAATACTGATGCATCATTAGCAGTTAGTAATTACATATTTGATTTAATGAATGATGTAATAACAACAATAACAGATGTAAACAATTTACCTGCTTACAGCTATCCTGATATTTCTAACACAACGCAATTTCTATTAGATGATAAAGCATTACTAGAAGCAGAATATGATAATATTCAAAAAAATACAATAGATTTTATTATTACCCATTTTGGAGATTTTACTTACAAAGGTGCCTATTGTAGAAGAGATTGCGGATATATATTAGATGCTGCATTTTATGATAGTATGCTTCAATCTAATTATTGGGGGGTGTATTCTGGATACGCTTACAATCGTTTACAATCAGCTAAAGTAAAAAATGAACAACAGCAACAAGAATTGTATGCTATCGATCTTTTAAAGAATCAGTCTGTTGCTGGAATGGAAGCATTAGAAACAACAGACGGAGATGCAGCAGCAGCAATTGTAACCTCATCATTAAATTTGATTAAAAGCATTTTTATAGACGGAGACGATTCTGCTCCTAGTGTTACATATCATGATTTATCAGGATCGTCTTATCCTAATAGAACCTATACTCAAATTTTATTAATTCAAAATAGAGACTTCATTGTTGATTTTACAGCTAATGCTAATGCTTATTGGCAAGGATTAGGCACTGATCTTAGAGCAAAATGTAAACAAGATTTAGCAAGAATGATCGAAGCATGGGCATATGATATAAATTATGATCAAACTGCAGACGCAAGTGGATGCAATATAGCAACATTAAATCATGTTAGATCGATCTATAATAATATTACAGGCGAACCAGTTTATGGTACTTCTGCAGAAAGAGCAGCAAGTATACAATTATATTCAGCCTTAGCAACTAATTGTAAGGAAGCAGCAAATAATAATATCAGTGGACAGCCTTATACAGACATTGTTAACCTAGCAACAAGCGTTGAAACTGATAAGATTGATACTCTGCGAGATATAGTTACTGGTAATATTTCCCAAAACCAATACAATTTTCTAGCTACAGCTATTGCTCCTTCATTGAATTGGCAAACCGCAGATGCCCTTGCAGCAGGAGCAACTATAACAAATAATGCAGATACCTATATAAAAAATACGTTGCAAGGTATCACAACAACTTATAGTGGATTTGATTTTGATCATAGTAAATGTACAAGAGATTTGGCATTAATTTTTGATGCTGCAATATACGATTGGTGTTTAGATCAAAACTTTGCAACTATGGTTGCTGCTTACAGTTATGCAAGACAACCTTCTGCAAAGGTGTACGGATATCAAAAAGATGCAACATTGGCCGCAAACCTTTATGCTTTACAACAAGCAGACCAAATTGTACTGTCCGTCCAGGCAAGAAATGCTTTAAAATACACGATTGAATTTGTTAATGATATAATTTTTGGCGTCGCTGCAGAAGCTCATAATAAGCAAACAGCTATTCCAGATTTGTGGGCAACAAACAGAATTCTTCAATTAAATGAAGATTTTATTGTAGAAGAAGCAGTTAATTATGTCGATAATTGGTTTGCAGGAACTGTGAGCGCTATATCTAGTACAAATAGCGGATTAACTATGAGTATGGGTACCGAATGGCTTGATGCCGGTATGTCAATAAAATTTATTGATTTAGACAATGCCTATCCTGAAAATGATATTGGCCAAACGTTTCCTATTGTATTTGGAAATGAATATGTAGTTTCCGAAATATTATCAGAAAATGAATTTACTGTAGAAGATGCAAGTGGTGTATTTCTTATCATAACTCAAGATTATCCTACAATTAATTTAGGTGTTGAAAAATGGTATGAATACAATACTGCATTATGTCGCAGAGACATGCGTTATATTGTTGACGCAATGCGCTGGGATCTAGTACATCCTAAAGAATATCAAAGAACATTTACGTTAGATACAAAATTACGAGCATATGAAGTAAGCTTCCAGTTTCCGGCAAATTACAAATCAAAATATGCTGCTAGGTATTATGTAAATGCTGTTCTTGGATCTCGCGAAGAAGATATGTACTATTTACGGAACGGTACTGGTTTACGATTACAAACAGTTGATGGATTAAACGGCGATTTATCACCTAACAATGAGTTTGGAACTAGAAGACCAACTGCAGGAGCATATGCCTCACTGGATCCAGGATGGGGACCAGATGACGAAAGTGTATGGATTATGACAAGATCACCATATGTTCAAAATCTTACAACATTTGGTCATGCTGCAATAGGTCAAAAAATAGACGGTGCATTGCACAACGGAGGAAACGACTCAATAGTGTCAAATGACTTTACACAGGTTATTAGTGACGGTATAGGGGCATGGATAACCAATAATGGTAGAGCAGAACTTGTTTCCGTATTTACTTATTATTCCCACATAGGTTACCTAGCAGAAGCAGGCGGAAGAATACGAGCAACAAACGGTAATAACAGTTACGGTACTTTTGGTTCGGTTGCCGAAGGAGTAGATGCTGAAGAAATACCAATTACCTGTATAGTTGACAATCGTTTGCAATACAATGCAGAAATAGGTCAAGTAAACGCAGATGGTGATAAAATTATTAATGTAGAATTCAATCATGCTGGAAATGATTATACTGAAGCAGGAATAAACGTATTTGGAAATGGTATTAATGCAGAAGCTTATGCTGACGAATTTAGGGACAATGCTGTAAATCGGATTAGGATTACGGATCTTACAGGAGACGAAGAACAATTTGGTGGATCAGGATATTTACTTGTTTCAAATACAGCCCAAACTGGATTGCTTACAACAGATGTCGATGGCGTAGTGACGGCTGCAAATATTACCCTTGCTGCTACAGATGGAAATACAGATACTGCATACTCAGGCAAAACTATGAGGATATTCATTACAGGTGGCGTAGGAGTTGGGCAGTACGGAACTATCGATACATACAGTTCTGGTAGCAAATTGGCAACAGTAGTTAAAGATGACGACTCGCCGGGTTGGGAGCACTTATTTCCTGGAACACCTATTGTTGCTCCTAATGCAAGTTCAATTTATCAAATTGAACCAAAAGTTTTGTTTACTGATCCGCCATATAGTTCAACAAGCACCACTCTTAGCGCAAGTCATCCAACTTCAGATATTGCATGGTGTTATACTACTGTAGAATACAGTAATTTAACTCCTGATTTAGAAGTATCTGTTGTAGGGTTTGGTGCAACATTCACAGTAATAAGAAAAGGGAGCAAATATTTAGTTTCCATTGTTACAGGTGGACAAGACTATGCAAGGGGGGATACGATAACAATCGTAGGAACACAATTAGGAGGCATGTCACCGATAAATGATCTAGTTTTAACAGTTACATCTATTGACAGTACAACTGGAGCAATTATTTATTTTGATCAGGAAGGTTTAGGTTGCAGTGGATCATTTATTGCAGTAGGTAATTCAAGTCAAAATATTGAAAAAAGCACCGATGGTATGATGTGGACGCAACAAATTGTAGGAGGAACCGGGCAGTCAGGGCCAGCTAAAATAGCAAATGCTATATTCAATGATGGCTCAAGTGAATATGCTGTTAGTGCTACAATAATTGTAACTCAAAGTACAAGTCCAAATCAAATTTTTGTAAGTAATGATAACGACAATTGGGCTGCAGTATCGCTTCCTGCAGCCCAAGATAGTGAACCATTTATCACATACGGAAGGAATAAATTTTATTTAGGATTTGAAAATTCTAGACATATATTTGTATCTGATGATGCAGGCTTATCGTGGCTACAATATACAGATGCATTGCCAAGTGTGGGATTTGTAGGCTTAACATTTGGATCTGACCGGTTAGTTGCAGTAAAATACAATAGTGATGAAATTATTTGGGCTAATCATCAAAATCCAGGACTTTGGACTCAAGTTGTTGCTCCGGCAATAAGAAATTATGCTAACATAGCGTATGGCAACAACCGATTTATAATTATATCAGAAGATCAAAATGACGCATTATTCTCAATAGACAGAGGAGAAACTTGGACACTTGTTGATTTACCATCTGATGGATCAAGTAAAGGATCGGGCAACAAAATTAAATATGGTCAAGGTCAATTTGTTGTTATTGATGATGTACAAGGTGAAAATTTAAGAACATCAACTGATGGTATTAATTGGGTGTTAAGAACTGTAACAGCAGCTCCGACTGCTAATAATGGATTTGATGCACTGGCATTTGGCAATCCAAATCATCAAGGATGTTGGGTAGTCAAAGGAGCAGACGTAGACGATCATATTTCTATGATAAAGTTAGGTGTAAGAGCAATAGGACGTCCGAGCATAGCAAATGAAAAAATATTTGCTGTGCGTTTAGTTGAACCAGGCAGTGGATACTATGAAGGAGCACCTACAATGACAATAACTGATCCTAATAACATTTATGATGTTACATATACAGTAAGAATGGGCAACGGTGTGCTGGCTAACCCAACTTTTATAGATAGAGGGCAAGGTTACGAAGCAGCATCAGGATCTATTGCAGCAGAATCGTCAAATGGGTATGCTGATTTTTATCAAAGTGGTTTGTATATTGCTGTTAGAAGATTATCAGAAAGACCTATTGCTGGATCAAATGTAGTTTTTGATCATTTACCAGACACTGTATTTAAACTTGTAAACACTGTTTCTTTCCTAGGAGATACCGATGGATCTTACACAGGATTTTTAAATCTTTCTCCTTCCGTTGAAGCTATACAATCCCCTGAAGACGGTACGCCTATAACAATGCGTATTAGATATTCACAGGTAAGACTAACTGGACACGACTTCCTTGATATAGGTACTGGAAATTTTGTAACTACAAATTATCCTAACTTGCCTTTACAAGATCCTGTCCAAGCTCAAGAAACTGTTGAGTCAAATGGCGGTAGGGTTTTCTTTACAGCAACAGATCAGGACGGAAACTTTAGGGTAGGAAATTTATTTAATGTTGAACAATCAACAGGTATTGCTACATTAAATGCAGATGCATTTAATATTGCAGGATTACAAGAGTTGACATTAGGAGAAGTAACACTTGGTGGTAGTTCTGCAACAGTCAGTGAATTCTCAACAGATCCATTTATGACTGCTAATAGTGATACAGTTATACCAACTCAAAGAGCTATAAAAGCTTACATTGAAGCCCAGATTGGTGGTGGTGGTGCTGCATTAAATGTTAACTCGTTGACAGCTGGAGATATTTACATTGCTACAAATGAGATCAATACAGTAACAGGAACATCAATTACATTTAATGTTACAACAAACTTTACCGGAGGCATAACAGGAGTCCCATTAGCATTAAATTACTTTTTGAGATGATAAATAATACAAAGATAAGGAGATTTAATGGCTACTGGAGTTTTAGGCAAATTTGATGTTGTAGTTGATACTGATACTATAATCTATACCTGCCCTGATAACACATTTGCAATTGTTACTTTAAATATTTGTAATAGATCTACAGCAACAGCTGGAATTAATGTTGCAATAAGTGAAACCGGAACAATTGGTGTTGCTGATTATATTGAATTCAATACACAAATTGTACCAAATGGAGTTTTAGAAAGAACAGGAATTGTTGTTCATGACGGTTATTCAGTAATGGTTCGGTCTGATGTAGCAAATATTACAGCCATAGCATACGGAATAGAAACATCAACATTATAAGGATGATTAATGGGTAGAAGAGTACAATATGGATCTAGTTTTGTATCATTACCAGTTGGATATGGAGTAGATAGCACCAGACCGGATCCTGCAGTTCAAGGAGCATTGTTTTTCAATACAGATAAACATACTCTAGAAATTTATGACGGAGACGGTTGGCATTCAATTCGAGATATGCACAGTGTTGATATACAAAGCGATACAAATGTTGTGGTCAATAAACATTATTGGGTAGACTGCTTACCAAACTCTGGATTTACAGTTACACTTCCAACATCACCATCAAAGTACGACAAAATTACTTTTACTGATAAAAATAATTCAATTAACAACATCAGGATATTTAGAATTAATCCAGGATCTAATCCAATTATGGGCACAACTGATGTCATGGAAGTTACCACAACTGGTGCATCTTTTACTCTTATATGGTTCGATAATACCGAAGGATGGAGAGTTGAAAATATTTAAGGATGACTATGGCGTTTGATTATCAGACTTTAAAAAATTATACAAACGACAGCTTAATTGATAACACTTTACTACAATCAAATATAGGAACAGATCAAATAGTAAATGCAAATTTGATTGATGATTCTATAACCGCAAACAAATTTGCCGACGATGCTGTTGTAAATTCAAATAGCAAAACAACTGGTACATTACCAACTTCAAAAGGCGGAACCGGATTAACATCTTTAGGAGGAGCCTTCAAAGCTATACGAAGTACAGGTAGCTCATTAGATTACCACGAACATGGTTTAAGATCAATGAGTGTTTTTACAGGGAATGGTACATGGACTAGACCTGCAAATGTAAGATATATCAAAGTTCAAGTACAAGGCGGTGGCGGTGGTGGCAGTGGTCACGGAGAAGGCGGTGGTGCCGGTGGCTATGCTGAGAGATATCTTGATGTAACAGGAATCAGTTCTGTAGGAGTAACTATAGGTGGCGGTGGTGGTGGTACATATTATGCTGGTGCAGGAGGTAATGGAGGCGGAAGTAGTTTTGGACCATATGTAAGTGCAAGTGCAGGTCATGGAGCTAATAGACAGAATCAACACTCAGGAGGAGTGAGCGGAAACGGATCGGGTGGCAATTTAAATTTACATTCAGGTGGCGGATTTAACCATCATGCATATAGTGCCCAAAGTTGTGCAAACACATTCTTTGGAGGTGGTGCTCCGGGAAATCATCCCCAAGGTGGTCATTTTGCTCATAGGCATCAAGGTTATTCTGCTCCGGGCACAGGCGGAGCAGGAGCACATTTTCATGGTCACAGGGGATCAGATGGTAAACCAGGTATCATAATTATTACAGAATATTATTAAGGCAATTTCAATGGCATTTAATTATCAACTATTAAAAAAATTAACAAATGATTCATTTATAAGTGGTTCAATAACAGGAACAGATATAGGAAATGAAGAAATTACAAATACAGAATTTGGTAGTAATGTAATTGAAGCTGACAAATTTGCAGACAATAGTGTTAATCTCACAACAACTAGTGTGTCAGGTACATTACCTGTAAACAAAGGCGGAACTAACACAACTGCCAGTGGAAATCCTTTTGAAATTTTAATGTCAAATAGTGCTAACAATTCTTTATCATTTAGACCATATGGTATAAAAGGAATGGTAGTTTTTACAAGTAATGGCACATGGAATAGACCGTCAAATGTTCGTTTTATTTGGGTACAAGTGCAAGCAGGCGGTGGCGGTGCAAGTGGCCACGGAGAGTCAGGAGCTGCCGGGGGTTATAGTGAAAGAATTTTAGAAGTTGAAAATGCAAATATTTCAAGCGTAGCAGTAACTGTAGGTGGCGGCGGCGGTGGTACATATTATTCTAATGCAGGAGGTAACGGAGCTGGAAGTAGTTTTGGACCTTATCTTAGTGCAGGTGGAGGCCATGGAGCGAACAGACATAATCAACATAATGGCGGACTTAGTGGAGGAGGATCTGGTGGTAGTTTAAATTTACATTGTGGTAGTGGCGGAAGCCACGAACAAAGATCTTCTGGAATGGGAGGATCTTCATTTTGGGGAGGACCTGCACCTGCCGGACACCCCCAAGGTGGTCATTTTGCTCATAATCATCAAGGTCATTCTGCTCCTGGCACAGGCGGTACATCTGGATATTATTCGGGTCACAGAGGATCAGATGGTAGACCAGGCATTATTGTTATAACAGAATTTTATTGAAAGTTAATTATGGCGTTTAATTATCAACTACTAAAAAATCTAACAAATCAATCTGTAACAAACGAATCGTTAGAAACAACAAGTTTTGCCAATAATACTATTGCCACTGCTAACATAGAAGATAATACTATTATAGAAGATAATATCAAAGATGGAGCAATTGATTATAGCACTTCAACGGTGGCAGGAACAATGCCACGAGATAAGGGAGGAACTGGATTATCAACAATAGGAAGTAATCAACAACTCCTAAGACGAACAAGTGCTTCGGGTAGCGCTCTAGAATATGCTAATTTAGGGTTCAGTGGAATTTCAGTATTTACATCAAACGGAACATGGAATAAACCAGCCGGAGTTAGGTATATTAGGGTAAAAGTACAAGGTCCTGGTGGTGGTGCAAGTGGGCACGGAGAGTCAGGTGGAGCCGGAGGGTATGCAGAGAGAATAATGAACGTAGATAGCATCAGTTCTGTAAGTTGTAATATAGGTGGCGGTGGCAGTGGTACTTATTATTCTGGTGCAGGAGGAAATAGCGGAACAACATCTTTTGGACCATATGTAAGCGCAAGTGGAGGCCATGGAGCTAACAGACAGAATCAACACTCTGGCGGTGTGAGCGGAAACGGATCAGGTGGCAATTTAAATATACATCAAGGCGGTGGCGGTGCCCACCATCACAGTTTTGGACCAGGTGGCACCAGTTATTTTGGAGGAGCAGCACCAGGAGGACATCCCCAAGGTGGTCATTTTGCTCATAATCATCAAGGTCACTCTGCTCCGGGTACAGGCGGTACCGGAGGATATTTTCATGGTCACAGGGGATCAGATGGTAGACCAGGCATAATCGTTATAGAGGAATACAAATGAAAAAAGTTTTAATGTCGTATCAAGGTTTTGTAAGTGAAATTCGCGATCCTGGAGAAGAATATGAAATTTATGACGGCCCAGATGCAACTATAGCATGGGTTAATGCTCCGGATAATGTTACTTTAGATTGGACACTAGAATGGAGTCCGGCACAACAAGATATGGTATGGATAGAAAGAGATGGCGGTTTTACCAATACCGCAGTTGCAAGGCAAGTTGCATATGGAACAGTTGGCGAACAATTAGACATGCTTTATCATGAACTAAAAGAATCTGGTACAATAAGCCAAAATGGCACATGGTACCAGCATATTAGTTTGGTAAAAGATATAATAGACAAACCAACAGTTAAAGAAGAATTTTTAACTGCAGAGGATCAACAGGCTGCACTAGAAAATACAGAACCTTCTATTGATAGATCTCCAGTTCCGTCAACTATGGAACTACCAGCATGGCGTAGATATTCCGTTTGGCTCAATTCTAATTCATAATCTAAATATCTTTGCATAAATATCCCATAACAGGAATAATTTATGCACATTAAAAAAGTTGTAATTGTAGGCGGCGGAAGTTCAGGCTGGATGACAGCAGCCGCTTTAAGCAAATGTTGTCCCCATTTATCTATAACACTTGTAGAATCTAAAATAATAGGAACAGTTGGTGTAGGTGAAAGTACACTAGGACATATTAATAGATTTTTGCGGATTTTAGATCTAAAAGATGAAGATTGGATGCCAAAATGCAATGCAACATATAAAAATTCAATACGTTTTACAAATTTTAGGATTGGGCAAGGCGAATCGTTTGAATATCCATTCTCAGAAGGATTAGACTATACAGATAAACCCGGAGGAACTGATTCCTGGTCTGAATTAGCAACGCTTTATCCTGACGAGTTTCCTCCGGAATCATTTGCTGAATTTTTTTGCACCGGAAACACATTATTAGCAAAATATAATAAACAAACAAAAAACAAAGATAAATTATTAAGAAATTTTGATTTTGATTTTGACACAGCATATCATCTTGATGCGCAATTATTTGGTCAATATTTAAAAGATAATGTAGCAATACCAAATGGTGTTGAGCACATAATAGGTGATGCTCATTCATTTAAAAAAGATCACTTAAACAATATAACAGACATACTTTTAATCGACGGAAGAACTCTAACTGCTGATCTTTGGATAGATTGCACAGGATTCAAATCACTTCTATTAGAAGATTGGATGGGTTCTGCATTTATGCCATTTACAAAATATTTGGCTAATGATAGCGCATGGGCATGTCGTTTGCCCTACACAGATAGAAAAAAGCAGATGCTAAATGTAACAGATTGTTTTGCTCTAAATAATGGATGGGTTTGGACTATTCCGTTATGGAACAGAATAGGAACAGGATATGTTTATTCTAAAAGATTTATTGAAAAAGAGAATGCCGCTATTGAATTTAGTAAACATTTAGAAAAAATTTATGGTAAAAAAATAGCAGATAAAGCAGAACTATTTCCTATTAGTATTAGACACGGTAAAAGAAGAAGAGCATGGTTGAATAATGTTTTAGGAATAGGACTTAGTTACGGATTTGTAGAGCCGTTAGAATCAACAGGTTTGCTAACCACTCACGAAAATATAGTAAAATTATTAGATGTTTTAAATAGACGAAATGGATATGTAACAAGGGCAGAAAAAGATGCCTACAATTTAGCAGTTGATTTTGATGTAACAAAATTTAGAGATTTTGTATCGCAACATTATGCATTGTCACAGAGAACTGATACACCTTATTGGAGATGGTGTACACAAATTAATGAGTATGTTCCGGAACAATTTAATGAATTTGTTTTAAATCAAAATCAATATACAAATTTTCTAGGAAGCATGATAAATCATCATTATCATAGCGATTATATAGGAAATATGTATATTGCAGCTGGAATGGGGTTAAAATCTATTGCTACAAAAAATCTTATATTTAATTTTAATGATACAAAAAATTTAGCAACAAAAAAAGAACAAATTGGTTTTACTAAACGTGCTTATTTTAAATATAGAGAGGCTATTACAAAACATGTTCTTACACTTCCTAGTCATTATGATTTTTTAAAAGATAATATATATAATGGCATAGATGAATATATTAACAAGTAAACTGACCTCTTTTTTTAAAAAAAAACAATTTATTAGATTTTATACTCTTGAACCAGGGGTTGCAAAATTGTATCCAATACAAAAATCCCGACTTGTAAAAAGAGATTGGTTAAAAATAAAACAAGAAGTAGATACTAATACTAAAAGTTCTCAAAATTGTCCAGGAATACAGAAAATAATAAACACAGGATATATTTTAACTGCACCTGCTGATTTTATAATAAAAACAAACGGAGATGGAGTAAGTGTTTATTGGGACGAAAGTTATCAGTTTAATAAATGTGGACAAATGGCAGAATATGCATATATAAATACACACAATTCTATACAAACCGAACCTTTATTAAATGATAAAGATAATATCCTTAAGACTGTAATTAAAGTTGAAACTCCGTGGAGGGTTGAAGTTTCAAATAATATCATACTGCTTATAATGCCAGTTGCTTATAATAATGAAGATAGGTTTGAAGCTGCAACTGGTTTTTTAGATCCAAGTTACATGCATGTTTTAAATGTCCAGTTGTATTGGAAAAAATTAAATGACGAAATTTTGATTAAAGCAGGCACTCCTCTTTGTCAAATTTTACCAATAGATAAAAAGATATTGCAAGATTCTACTTACACTTTAACAGTTGAAGAAGCAACTAATGCTGATTATAAACTTGAAAGAGATTTTGTTTATGCTTCAAATTCTTCAATCTACAGGAAAGATTCTGTTTTGGCTAGAATTAAAAGACTAAATAGAATATTATCAAAAGGAAAAAAATGATTTATGTTGATAAAATAAACAATGCATTAAAAAATCTTGAAAATAAGTCATTAGAAATAAAAAATGACTTAGAACGTATTGAAAATGAGTTTAATGATTTAAAACTTAACCCATACGGTATTACTAGTATAGATTTTGCATCCAGACAAGAACTAAGTTCTGATTTACTTAAAATAGAAGGAACAATAATGGGTCTACAATTAGCGTTGGAGCTAATAGAAAATGAACCTATTGAATAATGGAGTTAATCTTTTTACTCCTTATATTTACAAATTTCAATTTCCATTTGAATTTGAAATATTAAAACCTAAAATTTATAACCTATTAGAAAATAATTCAGAAACAAGTTTATTAGAAATAGGAAATTCAAAATCGTCAATTAAAGCTGGCAACACTGAACAGCCACATACTTGGGAAGAACTAAGTGAATTCCAAGAATGGCTAGGAAGTATGATTTATTTTATTAGGAAAGAAAATAAATTTATTTATGAATATAATGAAGTTACAGAATCATGGATTAACATTCATTATAAAGGTGGACAAACTTTAGAACATAGTCATAATTTTATAACATTTGTAGTTACGGCTTACTTACAAGTTCCTGATAATTCTGGATATATAGAGTTTAAAGACCCATTAGAATATCATAAATCTATATATCCTATTTTTCCTGAAGAATCTCTTTATAAAGAATTACCTGTAACCACTAATGATGTTTTAATATTTCCCGGCTGGTTAAAACACAGAGTCCAACCCAATTTAAGTGATCACGAAAGAATTATATTTACTTTTAACATAAGATGACAGAATTTAAAAGATGCTATCCTGATGCAAATAATTTTGACAAAGTAATTAAAATTCACAATGTTGACAATTGGAATTGTAAATATTTTTCAATTGATAAAGATTATGGTTATTGGATAACTGATCCGCCGTTTGACATAAAGCATTTTGAAATTTTTAAAAATCTTATAGCATCTTTTCCAATACAAAAAGACAATAGCGCATTAACGAATTTTGATCCTAACCCATTTGATAGCATACACTTACCAGAATGGATTTATAAAGATATTTGCTATTTACTTATTGATTTTTATTCAAAAAATATTTCTAATGATATATATTTAGAGCAAATACACGAATGGGGCAATTTATACTTTCGTGAATTAACTAAACCTATAAGTTGCTGGAGAATTCCTCACGTAGATTATGTTAATGGCTTAGTTACTAATTTATGGTTTACAGATCATTCTCTTGACATGTCATGTACAAAGTTATTTCATTATGAAGGAAAAATGTATGAAACTGTTTATGATTTTCAAGTTGACGAAACCCACAAATTTCATAAACAATGGGTAGAAATAAGCAGGAATGCTACTAGGGCAAATAATTGGTTTAACATGCCAGATGAGGAATTAAAGAAATGGGGATTTAATTTGTTAGCGTCAATACCTACAAACGAAAAAACTATGACAATGTACAAAGCAAACATACCGCACCTAGCATATGTAGATCCTGAAGTTGATTTTAGATGGAGTCATTCGTTTGCTTTTAGCTTTATACCTGTGCCAAAAACTTTAAATGATTTAAGATATGCATTTTGACCTTTATTTTCCGACGCCGATATGGTGGGAAGAGACTAATATAGATACAACTGATTTACTTAATTTGTGTTACGATATATACAAATATGACCCAACAGGTCGCGAACTTAGTAATGACGGAGGATGGCAAAGTAAAGATTTTTTACCTACAGCATTTAAACCATTACAAATTTTAAATAATAAAATATTAGAACAAGCAGAACAATGCGTCAGAGATTATGGATATATAGAAAAATTATCAAAAGTAAAAATTGAAAATTATTGGTTTAATATTAATAAAAAAGGACATTCTAACTCACATCACATACATGATAATTCATTTTTATCTGGAGCATTTTATCTAAAAGCAACAGAAAATCAAGGAGATATTACTTTTTATAAAAATAGTCTAGCAGATTATATTATTACAAGTCAAAGTTTTATCGAAAATTATACTCAAATTAGTTGCGGTGCTATTAGTTATAAACCAAAAACTGGAAAATTATTATTATTTCCAGGACATTTAGCTCACGGTGTTTCTAGAAATCCTACTGACGAAGATAGAATATCAATAGCATTTAATGTTAGGATTGATAGGATATATGAATAATTTTTTTGAAAATTTTAAAAAACAAAGTAATTTATTTTTAAATGATAATCCGCTTTACTTAAAAAATATCTTTCCAACACCAGAAAAATATTTAAGTTGGCATGACGTAGAACAATGTTTAAACTATCCTGAATTATTTGACTTTGAAGTCATTGATCCACATACAAATAGCAAAATAGAAATACCAAGTTACAGAAAAACCTGGGTTTGGTCAAAACTTGTACAAGATAAATCTTTTATTTTTGACAAAATTAACAATGGATTTGGACTTGTAATTTTAAATTATGGATCTTATAATGATATTACCAATCAACTATTAAAATATTTTGAGCAAGAATTTTATGTTAACGCAGCTATTCATGTGTACTGTAATATTAAAGAAAATGGTTCTTTTTTTATACATGAAGATTATCCTTCTAATTTTATTATTCAAGTAGAAGGAACGACTCCGTGGAAAATATATAATAATAGATTATCAAATTTATATCCTACTGGTATTATGAATAATTTTATTAAAGAAAAAGATTTATCTGTTGCTTTAGATGTTGTATTAGAACCAGGAGATGTTCTATATATTCCTTCAAGAATGTATCATTATGCGAAGCCTTGTAACAAGAGATTAAGTATGAGCATACCATGTTGGAATAAATATAAAACTGATCCAGAACATTTTTCTATTGATAGAAAAAGGTACAAATTAAATTATGAGTAAAATTTTTACACCTATTGAAAAAAATATACAAGATAAAGATTATGTAAAAAAAATTTATAACTATCTTACAAGTATAGATTTTGACTGGCATTTTATGGAAGATACAACTTTTGAAAATTCTAATATGCCCCAACATTCAACACCTGCTTTTGGTAATTTAATTTATAATGAAAATAACATAAGTAATCTGCATTTAGATTTTTTTAAGCCTTTGTTATCTATAATAGAAAAACAATTTTCTCTAACAATAATTGATTTAAAAAGAATTAGGGCTGGATTTTTATTGAACACAAAATTTTCATTGCCAAGCTTGCCATATAAGTACAATACTCCGCATAGAGACTTTGATCAAGAACATTTTGTTGTAATTTATTATGTAAATTACAGCGATGGAGATACAATTATATTCCATGAAACTGATAAAGCTGAAAAATACTATCCTATGCATACGTGTACACCCGAGGCTGGAAAATTGTTATTGTTTAACGGATGGCATTATCACGCAAGCACTTGTCCTAAAATGTGTACGAAAAGAATTGTAATTACATTTAATTTTACTGGAAAAATAAATGGATAATTGGTACATTAATATTTTCAACAATAAACACAATTTGCCAGTATCTCAATTCATGGAATTACATGATGTCAAAAATAGATTTTTATATCCATATTTTCCTACAATAATAATTGATGATTTTTATGAAGACTGTGATATAATAAGACACTTTGCTCTACAGCAAGAATTTTACAAAGGAGATAGAGGTAACTGGCCCGGATTACGCACTACATTATTGCACGAATTAAATTATGATTTCTTTCAAATTTTTCTAAAAAAAATCCTGTTTATATTAAAAGATTACGGCATTACAAAAATTGAAAGATTAGAAACCGGATTTCAATTAACTGACGAAAACTACGGTAACGGATGGGTTCATGATGACGATCCGCAAGATCAAGTTGCCGGTGTTATCTATCTTAACAATGATGCACCTTTAGGTTCTGGTACCTGTATTTACAAAGATTGCAACGATCATAATGGAGAGTTTTTTAAAGATTTATTTGAGCAAGATGTAAATCAAACTGATGAAATAGATAGTAATAAATTTGAAAAATATAGGAAAGATCAAAGATCAAAGTTTGATACTGACATAGTAATTGAATCAAAGTTTAATAGATTTATTATGTTTGATACTAGAAATTGGCATTCTGCTGAAAACTTTTTTGGTAAAGGAAAAGATGCTAGACTAACCCAAGTTTTTTTTGTTAAAATCTAATATGCGTTATTTTAACCAGCCTGTAAAAATTATAGATGATTTTTTTGAATTTTATACATTATACAAAAATTTAGCTTTAGATGAAGAGTATATAACAACAGAACATATTTTTCCTGGCAATATATCTAAACCAATTAATGAAATTAACGAAAAAATATTTCATAACATTGCTAAAAAAATTATAATACATGCAAATGGTAAAGAAGATTTTAACCAATTGCATATGGTTTTTAATTACATAACTAAATTAGAAGATAATACTGATATTAATATTTACTATCCTAATTTTGATATTGGAGGTATAATTTTTTTAAATTCAAATGAAAACGATGATATTGTATTTTACAATTCTATTGATAGCAATTTTACTCCTTCAATTACAATAAAAATGAAAGAGAACC